TTTTCTACTCCAGCACCATAAGCAACACCTTTAGCTCCTTTACCTACTTTCATCGGAGTTCCTGCTAAATCATATGTGTAGTTACCCCAAACCCACATAGCCATAGGATTTTCAAACCAGTTATCTAAACCAGCTAATCCCATTCTAAATTGCGATTCAGCAAATATTCTCAGTGGCCAAGCAACACGAGTAACTAGCTGAGCACCAGTCCATTTCTTTTGTAAGTTCCAAGCTACATCTACAAGTTGGTCTCTACCTTTTTTTAATCCTTTAAATACTTGTGGGACTGATTTACCTAGTATTTTATCTATAGGTGTTGTTAATCCTTTTGGTAATTCTATAGCAGTATTATCTATCATATTTGCTATTTTAAATTCTGGTAAAGTAGCATATTTATTAAAAGTACCTATGGTTCTTTTTAAATCTTTTGGGTTACCTAGTGACCATACTTCATCCATATGTTGTCCAATATCAAATGGTGTAGGTAATGTAACACTATTATTAAGACCTTCAATTGGTATACTTCTTTGACCTTTGAAGGTTGCTTCTATTGGGTTTAAAAAATTACCTCCAGCAGTTTTATCTAGTTTTGCCCAGTATGTTTTACCAACAGTTTTACCAGTAGGTAATATACCTTGGAACTCAGCAAAATCTAGTTTAAGTTGGTCAGTAACTAATTTACTAAATCCATCTTTTTCTAATTTATTTGTTAACTGTAATAGCGTATCTTTATATAAAACATTTTTCTGAGCAACTTGGTCACCTTTAACAGATGCTTCTGCAAAATCAGTAAGCAATTTGTTAGCTTCGTTTCTTGGTATTTCCATACTTGCTAACCATCTGGAATAATTTGCTACACCACCATTAGTATCTTTAAATAAAGAATCTTGTGTCGGTGTCCATTCGCCAAACTTAGAAAATCCTTTATCTCTACTACCAATAGCTTTAAGTAAATTCTTGTTATAACCTATGCTATTAATAGTTCTTGTTACTTTTGGTAAGCCAATACTTTGATTTTTAATAACATAATCTCTAACAACTTTAGTTACTTCATCTCTTGTATTTGTTTTAAGAAGTTGTAAAGCCATGTCAGTATCTTTAACCGAATCAAAAATTTGTTTAAAGTCTTTACTTTCTGCCAATGCGTCTAAATGTTTATTTGATTTAGGACTAGTAAGAAAGATATCTATTTCATCAGCTATTTTTCCAAAATCCCCCTCAGTAAATGCTTTATTTATTTTACCCATGACTGACTTCGAATAATTAATTGCTTTAACTGATTTAGTTGCAACTAAAGCTGGGTCAAATGCCAAAGCATTATAGAAATCTATTACACCAGAAACACCACCATACAAAGCACTATTTGGGTCTATACCGATAACATCCTCAATGTATCTACCTATAGTTATATTTCTACCTCTGTATTTAAATGCTTCTTGGTCTGCTTGTGCTTTTGCAACAATAGGTCCTGATGGTATAAATCCATCACCTAAACTTTTCCAAACCTCTTTAAATCCCATACCTTCTCTAGCTTGTGAAAATGATTCACCTATCCAAGAACTTCCAGCATCTTTCCAATTATCAAAAAAACTTTCTCTAGTCATTTTGCTATGACCATAACTTCTTCCACTTAACAATGCAGTTAAGGCAAGTGCAGCTCCTGTTACTCTTCCTGTTTTTTCTGTTTTTTCTTGCTGGTCTCTAAGAGCAGCTATATCGTATAAAGTAACATTCGGGTCACCAGCTTTATGTTGTTCAATTAATTCTTGTTCTTTTTTTGACATAGCTTGTACTTGTGCCTGGAATGGTTTTTCATATGACTCAGCAGTTTTTACAAATGCTCTACCTGTCCTACCCATAGTTACATTCCATAAACCTTCTGCACCAAGCATTGCTACTCGTGCTATACCTTTCAATGTTCCATATACTGGTTCTGTTCTAAAGTTTTTAGAAGCTTGTTTTACCTCATACACATCACCATAGATAGGGATATAAGCATTAGTTATATCATTACCTACAGGGTTAGGATTGTATGGTTGTGACTTAGGAACAGCTTGATACTGTAATCGCAATAAATCTTCTACTTGTTTATCAGTAAATCCTTTATTGACAGCATTAGAAATTAATCCTTTCATAGCTGTTGGGTATTTAGTTGCTAAATCTTTTGCTCTATCTATTTGTGCAGGTTGTACAGCAGCTTTTTTTTGTTGAAATAAAATATTTGTTTGTGCTTGTTTTTCTTTTTCTCGAATCCACTCTTCGCCAAATGAATATGGTCCTACAATCTCATTAGACATGTTACAGTCCTAATATTTCAATAAGTGCTTGTACCTCTGTGTTTTCTGATAAATCTGCAAGTACTTCATAATCCATATCTCCCACTACTTCTGGTGGTAGTTGAACTGGTACTGCTCCAAATGTTGGAGACTCTGCACTATCCATATCTCTTAAAATATTTAAATTCAAACCTTGTATTGGCATTCTACCTTGTGTTCCTGGACTTGTTGTTTCTGCTACAACTTCTGTTGTCTCTGTAGCTTCTTGTGCATTTCTTGTATTGTCTATTGTATTTGTAGCAGCAGGTGGAATGTTTTGTTTTCTTTTGTCAATAATTAAATTATTAACCTCTTCTGTAGTTCCATAAGTCAAACCTGTATATTGTGGTTTAGCTATCCCTTTATTAGAATTACTCCTCTTCGATGCCATCTTCATCATCCTCATCATAAAACATAAATGTTGAACTTATAATCATATAACCGAATGGAAAAACCATAGGTGGGTATTGGTCTGTAAAAACCCTAGCACCTCTAGTATTTTCTAAATCTTGAAAAATAATTGCATCACCTTTTTCGTCTACATCACCTAAACAGAAATCAACAATGTCAGCAAACTTTTTATTAATAGACATTATCCACCTAATCCTTGTAATAACTGAGTTATGCCTGGCGGTGGCCCGGTTTGGTTTTGTGGTAAGCCACCTCCAAGCAATTCTTGTTCGGGTTGTGGAATCTCTGGCTCTTCTGCTGTAAAGAATTTATCTAAAATATTTTGCATATCATCTGGATTTTTTCTTATTTGCGTTATCGCCATTAATGCTTTAGGGTCACCAGCTTGTGCTTGAGAAAGTAGAGCAGCTTCTAGTGCGTTATCCATTTTCTCTTTTGTTATTCTTTCATTTACTCGTACAAGATTATCTAAACCATCTAGATTTTCTTGTAGTGTTTGTCTATCGATAATGCCATTCTGTACCAATTGCAGCCCTGTTACAATTTTTTGTGGTTCATCGTAACCAGCCATAGCCCCATAGACTCTTCTAGTTTTATATGAACCAGCAATATCTTTTTCTGGATTGTATGTCTCTGAATAAAATGTGTCATTCATATAACCAGACAATTGTTTTGTCTTTCCGCCATACATTTTTTCATCCCATTCTAATCTTTTAGAGTCAATCATTTCTATAGCATCACCCATTACTGTGTGATACTCTCTAATCATAAGTGACATAGATGCACCAAGTTCTTCCAGTCCTCTACCAGTAGCAAAGCTAAGTGGTGATTGTGAATCATCCGATACAGGATAAGAACCACCAACACGAAGTTGTCGTTCTATTCTATCTATCTGTTGGAAAATTTGATAAGGAACATTAGATGCTGGTTTAGAAACTTGTGTACCTGGAGCTAGATAGTTAACTGCGAATCTACCTTTACGATATTGTCCACTCTCTATCTCTCCAGAAATGTTTGTTTCTGTAAACACTGCATCTTCCATTGCTATTATTGACATCACATTAATCTTTGCCATAGAAGCCATAAGCCCTATGATTTGGTCATACTGTCCCTGCAATCTATCAAAAGCAAATTTCTTTGCTATTACAAATGCTGGACCACTATCAAGTGGGTTTGGTATGAAGTCAAGAATAGTTCCTGATTGCATATGAAAAATATAAGTTCCATCTAAGTTGTAATACTCTGCAATCAAATCTCCATCGCCATTAGAGTTAGCCCATGAACCATTGTACTGGTCTGTATAAGCAGAAGCATACGCATTACCAACACCAAGAATGTTTGTTTCGTAAGCATCCTTTTGCATAATTTTATCTTTTGATGCTGGGTAAGTTCTAGCTAGTGCTTCTTTAGGTACGCGTCTAATGATTGCCATTTCTTTTGGTTGTTGGTCTGCACCAAAGTAACCAGGAAAACAATTGTAAGGGTCACGAAGTTCTGCACAAGGGTAAGGTGTACCATCTGCATCTTTTTTTTCTCTAATAACCCAAACAGAAAAACCATAACCAGGTAGCCATCTACCTACTTGTGGCATTTGTAAATCTAGTTTTTGTACATCGTCATATGCATTAACAATCCTGGAAAGTTTTTCTGCTTTCATTCTTGCTCTGCCTGAATCTTTACCATTAGGTACATCAACTTTTAAGTTTGGAATACGACCAATTTTTTGTGATAGGTGTTCTAAACCTGACATCATAAGGTTAGGTACTGGTACTTGCCAGTCTTCAAAACCTTTTAGCTGGTCACCAAGTAATGCTTGTATACCATCAGGTCCGCCATTCATAATTGCACGAATACGACCACGAGTGCTGTATGCACTTTGATTATCAAAATGTAATTGTGTTATTGCGTGTTGTATTTCTTCTGGTGTCATATTTTTACCATGGTGTATCGTTTATGTTACTTATATTCCATTCTCCAAAACTTGGTTCATAATCTAATCCTACCTCAGCTAATCGTTCTTTTCCTAATCTTCTTACAACTTTTAATGGAAACCAACTAGCCATAACGACATCTGATTTATAACTTTTAGCTTTGCTAGCTTTACTAGCAGCACTTGAAAAATAAATTAGTTGCCTACGATATATATTACTCTTAGTTTCACTTTCTGTGTCACCATATGGCAAATTAATTAACTTCTGCTCAAACAACTGTTGCATACTTCCAACACCATAGATTGGGTCATATTTGTTTTTTTGTGTCTGATGTCCTTCTAAATGTATACCGAATCTTGCACAGTAATCTTTTATATCTTTATCTTGTCGTATAGCTCTTTGGAAACCATTTTCTTCAATAACCCAGTGTGCTAATCCATATTTCTCATACCAATTCTTTATAGACTTTTTAGCTTGTATAACTCCGCCACCTTCTTCGTTTTCTATATCAACTAGAAATAATTGACCAGTCTCCGGGTTGGCTGCCCATAACACACAAGCCTGAAATCCTGTAGATGCTGGGTCAAGTCCTGCTATCAAATGTGTTCCAGCAGGTACATGCCCAATTCTTCTGTTAATATCTCTACACTGGTCTATCTCTTCTGAATTAAACATTGTTATACCTTCTACGAAAGCTTTGTTAAGATATACCATTTCAAAGATTGCTCTACCGCCTGTTGTGTCAGCATTATTTTTTTGCGATATTAACCATTTAAAAGTTCTCTTGCTTGGCCACAACATACACTCTTGATGTTCTTGTATCTCTGTCTCAGGTAGTATACATTCTGTACTGTGTGCTTCTTCTACAATTGTTTCAAACTCTGGGTTTTCTAAAAGAAAGTTATATAAATCTTCTGGGTGTTGCCTAGAGCCAATAACAACTACAGCAGTATGTTCCTCTTTCCTGGAAGATAATGTTGTAGTCCACCATTGCCTAGTCTGCTCTCTAGCACTTGGTTGTATTGTTGTACCATGGTCCTCAATGTCGTCTGCAATTATTAAGTCACAGTCACGAGAAAGTATCTTTCCACCTTTACCAACAGCTACCATTGTAGGACTCTTAATTCCTGTAACTGTTCTTGTTGCTACAGTAAACTGACCGGAACTCCAAGACTTACCACTTCGTACTTTTGGTTGAAACTTTACACCTGGTCCACATATCTCTTCTTGTAGTAGTTCATTGTTTTCTAAATGGTCAAGTACAGAACCTACAGCGTTCTTAGCTATATCTTCATTACCACCTACCCACATAATTCTGATGTTAGGATTTTTACATATCTGCCATACAGCAAAGTGTGTTAGTAAGTCAGTCTTACCATGTCGAGGTGGACTTAGTATCATCTGTTGTAAACCATTTTGCATAGCATTAACAATTTGATTAATCCATTTATCGTGAAAATCTGCTGTCTCGTATAATTCACCAGTCTCTGTTTTAAAATATCTATCTCTAAAGTTTTTAAAATCTTCTAGTGCTACAAGTGTATCCTCTGTAACTTCCCATTCTTCCTGTGCAATAAACACAGCTTTATCTTGTTGATAAGCTTTATACATTTTTGACACAGTACTTCTATCAATCTCCATAGCATCTGCTACTTGTTGATGTGTGTATGTTTTAGATTCGATAACTGCTGCCCACTCTGCAACAAACTCATCGTATCGTGGACCTCGTGCTACTGTGCTTGGTTTTACTTCAGTTGGTACTGTAGCTGTTCTTACAATTTTATTATTAACATAATGATATCTGTTTTTGCATTTTGTAGAACAATAAGGTGAACTTGTACGAGATTGTTTACGACAAGTCTCACCAACTAAATCATTTAACTTACACCTAGGTCTAGGCATTATTTTTTAATTTTCTTTACTTTACCATTTTCTGTGCGTGCAAATTTATGTGTTTTTGTTTCTCTAATAAGAGTCCCACTATATCGTTTGCCACCCCACATCCAAGTTACTTTTTTTGCCATGTTAGTAACTATACACTACCACATGCGACAAGACCAGTATCTTGCACTTGTTTTATCTTTAGCTGTAGAACATTTGTGTCTTGCTCTAAAGGATGCTCTTGCTTTTGGATTATCTTTGCGTATCTCCATGTTAGGGTCGCCAAACATAACCTTCTTAACTTTTCCATTAGACATAACAAAAACTTTAAATTTTTTTCTACCATATCCTGGTTCGCCTTTACTAATCCTTGTTGGATTATTAAGCTTAACCTTCATCCCACGCCACTCAGCCATTAT